GTAGAGCGTGGCCTCGTATGCGTCGAGGTCGGGCTTGCGGTTCATCACCGAGCCGTCGAGGTCCATGAACTGGAAGCCGTCGCCGACCTGGTGGTACACAAGCACCTCGGGGTTGATGCCGTACAAGCGGTTGTTCGGGCAGTCGAAGTCGGCGTACAACGCCGTCGGCGACTCGTCACCCTTGCCGGAAACCGACGGGCTGTAGAACTGAATACCTGCGTATCCACCCTTGAGCTGCGTCTGCTCCATGTTGCGCTTGAGGGACAGCAGAAGGTTGCTGATCGCCAGGTTCACACCTTCGGCCGACACCAACAGGCTGGGCTTCTTGCCCGAGTTGGTGAGGGTCTTCATGATGGAACCAGTGATGAGCGTCTCCGTCACCGAGCGGTTGGTGCCGCCGTTGGCGTTGACGTAAGCCTTCCACTTTGGCTGGCTCGACGGGTCGATGGTGTGGAGGACGGCGGTGTCGTCCACCATCGTCTGGATTCCGGTCAGTTCGACCTGACCGTCACCGGGCTGACCCGAGTTGTTGCTCGCTCCACCGGCACCCGAGCGGAACACGAAGTGGCTCGAAGACGTGGTCACGGCGGCACCGGAGATGGTGACCGTCTTGGCTGACTCGTCCACAGCGGTCACGGTACGGGCCGACGCCACCGTGGTGGGGGCCGCAACGGTTCCGATGTCGACAACCATGCCACCGTCGAAGAACAGCTGACGGAGAGCCGTCGAGCCGGTGCTGGTGGCGAGGACGACGGTCGTGGAGGACGAGGTCGTGCCACACTGGGCGATGACACCGTTGGAGGTGCCCCACAGCTGGCGGTTGACGTCCTTCATGGCGTCGCGCTTGATGCCTTCCATTTCGGCGTCGAGGGCGTCGATGAATGCTCCACGATCCGAAACAGCCTGACGGATGGTCGGGCCGCTCAGCTGGATGCGTCCGTAGACGTACCGAACCGGGACCGGAACCGTCGCGTAGGACTGGTTTCCTGCTGTCGGGAGAGTGCCATTCTCTGCGCGAGCGCCGACACCGGACGAACGTCCGAGGTGGACAGCGTGGCGGGCGACTCGGCCCTGGACGGTGTCCGTGCGAGTCTCGACCTGCGAGAGAAGAAAGTTGGCTTCGTTGAGGTTGTCCAGAAAGTCTTTGTAGTCGTCCTTCAGGATGGCATCAACGGTTGACAATGATGCTGCCATTGTTGGCTCCTTTTTGGGGTGGTGTGGATTGGTTTTCCGCTACCGCTGCTTACCGGAGTCCACCGGGTTCACATCGCCACATCCGTGACTTACTGGTTGCTATGTCTTGTGTGCCTATCCGGGCACACGCTCAACTATACACAACATGTTGTGCCTTGTGTGTTTCCCTGCGCGCGTAGGGGGAACACGCGCAGGGAAACGATCTACAGCCCGTTGGCTTCGAGTCGGGCGAGAGCTTTTTCTTTGGGTGACATTCCGGCGACCGGGTTGTTGACGGCGGGATAGCCGTTGCCGGACGGCGGCATGTTGTTCATTGTGCTAGCGGCCGTTGCCCGCTGGGTAGCGATGGCTTGGGCTTGGGCGAGCACCTGTTCTTCGACTTCACGGATTGCAGCGTTCAGGTCAAGGTCGGGGCGCTTTGATGCGGCGACGATGGCGGCGGTCGCCAACGGCGAGTCGGGCTGCCAGCCGTGCTGGGTCAGCGTCTGCTCAATCTGGACTTCGTATCCCTTTTGCACCTGCTGCATCTGGAACTGCTGAATGCGCTGTTCGACCATTTGCTCGACCTGTTGGGGGGTGAGTCCCTGCGATGCGCCTTCCACCTGTGCTTGCTGGGTGATAAACGCTTCCTGGGCTGGCGTGATGTACGAATCGAACTTGTCTCCGGCGAGGGTGCGGGCGTTGTCGACCATCCATTTGACGGCCGCTTCGTTGTCGCCAGACGCAAAAGATCGGACAAAGTCCTGAATGGCGTTGGCGTCGTCGGGGTGAAGTCCTTGAAATGCCTGAGCGATGGGCTTGTAGCGCTCTCGTTCACGCAGGCGATCCTGCACTTCGGAGCGGTAGCGCGCTTCCCAATCGACGTTCGTTTCGGTAGGTTCGGCAGGTGCCTCACCAGCGGGAACGGAATCCACCGTCCCTTCGGGGGCTGTGTCACTCATTGTTTCTCCTTATTGGACAGGCTGTCCAGCCTGGGGTTCGGGAACCATCGAGCCGGGGGGTTCGTTGGCTTGCGGCAGAGCTTCCGCTCCGGGCATCTGTTGCATGGCTGCGAGTTGGCGTTGTGCTTCTTCCATTGCGAGCGCTTCGTGTGCTTGGATATGCACGTCGATGGTCTGACGGATTTCGTCGGATGCCAGCTCGTATGCAGGCGATTTGCGTTCACGGTTGTGTTGGGCGATGTGCTTGGCGTGGTCATCGAACATGGCGGGCATGACGGCGACGGCTTGCATAAGTAGGCCGTTTTCCCATTCGGCTTTGGCAATGTCGGGGTCGGTGGTTGCCAGGTAGCCCTTGGGGTCGGGCAAGTCAAGCATGCGGGCAATGGCCAACGGATCAAGGTTGGCAAACGCCTGCGGGAACCTGTCGGCCAGGCTGGTGAGGATCGACTGGGTGGCGATCTTGGATCGGGGTGCCGTCGCATCCAACGGCACCTTGACGACCGGGTACGGGTCGATGTCTTCAGCTGACCAAGAGAACTGAACGGTGGCGCCCTGTGGGGTTGTAAGCGTCTGGCTTCGCACCATGCCGGACTGTTCTGCATACATGCGGTACAGCTGCAATGTCATGGAGCCGACTTTGGCCCATACCTGCGACTGATTGCGCGCCATCGGGCCGAGCGGTGTGTCGTCCTTTTCGGCAAGCACCGATAGGGCAAGACCGGAGTTGCGGTCGCCGGGGGCTTGGCCTCGAGATACCGAGTGGGTGAAGAAGATGTCGTCCATCTCCATTTCGAGCTGGGCGGCTTCGTTGCTAATCCATCTCGGCACGTCGGGGGCTGTCTGCCAATGCGGTTCGCCAATCTCGTTGTTGTATTCGAGGATGTCGGCGGGGTCGGTGGTGACAGTGTCGGCGTCTTCAATAGAACCAACTGGAACCATGAGGCGTGCGTTAGCTGCCTTTCGCATGTGCTCGAGGATGGTGGAACGTGCCCGGTTGTAGGCGTATTGGATGTCTCGAGCGGGCGACAGCAACGTGTGGCCGACCCAGGTGCGAGGAATGCGACGCTGGCGGGGAAGAACGATGTTGAGATGCTGGAACGGGAACGGCCAGCCTCGGCCGTCACCGTAGGCGTACACCTGCTTGCCGTTGACGACATGCACGACACAGCCGGGCGTGGTGTCGGTGGGGCGTTCGTAGTAGCAGTAGACGAGGGTGAGGCGGGGTGGCTGGCCTTGGGGTCGACGCGATAACAGGGTGCGGTGACGTGATGACAGTGCGGCTTCGGCGTCAGGCTGGGGCATGAAGTCCAGCTTGTAGCGTTCCTTTACTTGTTCGGGTGGTAGGGCGATGCACCTGATCCAGTACCGGGCGTTGTTTTCGTCGGCCGAGCCGGGTTCCAACGTAAATTCGCTGATGGAGAGCGGAGTGAGCCGTACGCCTCCTGCGGGGATAGGGATGGACGTGACAGGGTCAATGGCGACCACTTCGCCCATGTCGGGGTCCCAGTCCACGCTGATGGCCGAAACGCCACCGAATAGGGTCTGAAGTAGGGCTTCCTCCCTGATGTCATCCCATCCCTGTTCATATGCCTCCGATAGCAACAGTTGTTCCTGTAGGCGCTGGCGGCGCAGGTTGGCGTCGTCAATGCCGGTTGGTTCGACTTCCCACACGAGCGGGGAGCGGGTGAGACGGGCGATCAGGTTGGTAACTCGAGGGCCGAACTTGTCGACGGTGATGCGAGTAAACTTTTCGGCGTCGTTGGCGTAGTCAAGTTCTTGGACGATGTTGCGGGTGTGGTCCCACCAAATCCATTGAAGGCCAGCGTAATAGCTGGCGTTCATCCAGTAGTCACGGCGTTCTTTCAGGAGGTAGGTGTCAGCCTTGTTCCATAGTTCGATGACGTCTGCTGGTTTCGGCGGCTCCCACTCTTTCACGGTCCTACTGCCTCACTGGGGTTAGCCCACGTTGAGTGGGGCTTGTCGTCCTGGTTTTTCTTGCGTGGCTTGACAGCCCTTTCGGCGGCGATCACCGCGTCAGGGTTGCGTGCTATCACAAGGTTAGTCAGTCGACGGTTCTCGCGCAGGAGAACCACGCAAACTGCGGTCAGGGCGACGACCGCAACGATGGCTCCGATCACAGGTCACCTACGAAATCGGTGTCAATTTCTGGTGTCTTTTTTGGTTGTTCCCGACGAGGGCGGCCTGGACGCCGAAGGGGTGTAACGTCCTCCTGCCCGCTGGGTGCAGGTTCGGCCCCCTCGTCGGGAACGTCGGTGGAACCTGCCGTTTCCACCTTGCGCGATGCTACACGACTGATCGCGTCGGCGATAGCGGCAAGTTTGGCTTCAGCAGCTTCGTACTGTTGGCTGAGTTCGCTAGCGACACGATTCGCCATTCCAAGCTCTCCCAAACGGGTGAGTTCAAGTGAACGTGTTGGCGCCACCATGCGGGCCATTTCGATAGCGCAGTCGGGGCAGATGTAAAGCCGGGTGATTGCGGATGGGTTGATGTCGTCGGGGCTGTTGACTCCGTCGAGGTCCATTTCGCAGTCGATGGTTGGGGTGGAGACGCCTCGGCAGAACCAGCAGCATCCGGGCAGATAGTTGTAGTTGTCGACCAGTCGCATGTCACCACCGGCGCTTCTTGGCAGATTTGTCGAGCTTTTCCATAAACTTTTGGACTCTCCCTTCGGCCCCTTCCCGCACAGATTTGTGTTTGCGGGTTATTTCGATGTATGGGCGGCACGATAGCAGGTATCTGAGCGCATCAGCTGCGTGGTCTTCGTCGTCGGTGTCGATGTCTTCGACTTGGGTTTTGTCGTGGCGCATGGCCGGGAGCGTGCGGAGCAAGTGTTCGCAGTTGCTGAATATCTTCAGTTTAGGTTCCCCGGTGACTTCGCTCGGCTGGAGATACCGCCGGACGTTCTGCCAGCCTGGGACTCGAGCGTTTTTGGCTTTGACGACCGGCACCCCGAGGCTGTTGTAGACGGCGCCGACGGTGGTGCCGAGGCCGGACACGTTGGAAAACGTGGAGGGGTCGATAGCGCTGGTGACGATGTGTTCGGGTCGGCCGTCGATTTTGGATAGTTCTTTGACTCGGCCTGCCTGCTGGGCGGCGGTCAAGCCTTTGCTGTAATCCTCCCGGTAGACGTAGCAGGTTCCGTCGGCTGGGTCCCAAGCTCCCCACAGACAGCAGTAGGGGTTGGCGGTACCGAAGTCAATTCCTCGGTATCGGGGCCATTCGGCGGGGATGGCGAACGGGGTGACAACATGCAAGTCACGGCGAAATTCGGTGAAATACTGGCCGGTGAACGTATCCCAGTCGCCAAGCAGTTTTTGTTTGCGTTCCGTCTCAGGAAGCATGGATAGGTGCTTGCGGTAGGTGGGGTCGATGTGCGGGTTGTCGTCTACGGTGCTCGGGACGAAGGCAACGACGAGATGATCGTTGGGGTCGTGAGGGATGTCGATTTTGGCTAGTTCGTCGTTGTCATCAGGTAGTTCGACCCGTCGAACCACGTCAGGGTTCTCAAATCCTTCCCGCACGTCGTAGACCACGGCATATCGGCCGTTAGCGGTGGGTTGGACCAGCATTTTGTAGAGGAACGTGTGGCCTCGATCACCGGGGTTGGTGGCGAACATGACGTGGGTTCGGACACCCATGTTGGCCATTCGGCGGCTGGTACGGAGTCGACCGGAGATCATGAGCATCTGGTAGGGGGTGAACTGGGTGGCTTCGTCAAATCCGATGAAGTCGTATTCGGCTGACATGAACTGGCCGACGTCCTCATCTCGGGAGCAATACCCGTATTCGATGATGGAACCGTTGTCGTACCACCAGGCTTTCACGTTGTCGATGGATCGCAATTGTGCGGATACGTCTAGTTGGGCGTACCTGACCTGGGATCGGATGATGAGGGACCGGCGTAGTTCGGGTAGAGCGGTACGAATCAGGAGGGTTCGGTGGCCTGGGTACTTCGTTGACAGCTCGTGGCTGTGGTAAGCGAGAAGCTCGCTTTTACCACCACCGGCAGCACCTCCGTACAGTAGCCAGTCTGTTTTCCCGACGAGTATGTGGGCGCGTTCTTGCCGGATGTTGCCGGTGAGACGCCACGATTGAAGGTCTGCCTCTAAGAGACGGAGGTATTCGTCTTGTTCTGCGGCGGTAAGCTGGACAAATTCGTCGTCTGACAGCAAATTCATCCTGATCCGTCCCCGATTGCGCGTAATCCGGCTTCGACTCGGCGTTTTGCTTCGATTTTGAGTTCTTCGAGGCGGGATAGGCGGTCTTCTGGACTGCCGACACGCTGTTCGTTGATGGTTGTGGCTTGTCCCATCTCGAGTCGGAGCACGTCGTACCAGATTTTGGCGACTTTGGTGGCTTCTTCGGCTGATTTGATTTCCCATTCGCCGGATGCGATGCGTAGTCCGAGGTCCACGATGATGGATTGGGCCAATTTGGGGAGTATTTCCCTGCTGGCAACCCCTCGGGCGAGCAGTTCTTCGCCCATTGCCTTCAACTGGTCGGCTCGTTTCTTTTGTTCTTCGCGGTCAAGCTGCCGTTTGACTCGGGCTTCTTCTAGTTGGGCGGCTCGAGCGGCTTTGGCGGCCTGGTTTTTTTCGGTTTTGGACATGACGGGGAGGTCGTCAATGGCGTCGACTACCAGTTTTGGGGGTCGGGGGGTTGTGGGTTTGCGGCCGGTGACACCTTCGGCGATGTCGTCGGCGTCTTTCCACACCTTTTTAGCGGCCATTGCCTTCTTCTTCGATGTATGTAGCCATACATTCAACGCTGAGGGTTGCCATCTTCATGAGGAACACGTCAAGGCCGGTGTCTTCTAGTACGCCAGCGT